AGGGCAAGGAGACCTTGCGCAGTGCAAGTGCACCGTCTGGGTTGTTAGAGAAAGCCCGCAATATGTTTCGTGGTGTTGGGGCTGTCTCAGATGTCGAGCGTGAGAAGGCAAGAACAGTTGTGCCTGCTAAGAAGTATGGCGGCAAAGCGTGCTAAACAGAATGGGGGCTTCGGCCCCCGCTTCTAATTGGAGAGATTTATGGGAACTTATTCCTCCGCGACCCGTCAAGGCGCGTATGAACCGTTTGAATTGCAAGTGTCGCGTGGACAAGTTGACGGTCACTCGGTACTAAATATTTTTGGCAATACTACCACCCTTGGTAGTACGGCCTATGGCCCTCTTTGGGAGGGGCTGACCAGTGCTGGTGGCGCTTACGCCTATCCAGCCTCTGCCGTTGTGATGACGCTGGCAAGTTCATCGGCCTCTGACACGGCGGTTACCATTCGTGTGTTTGGGCTTGGCGCTGGCTATGTTTCTCAGTATGAAGATGTGGCGCTAAACGGAACAACTGGTGTCACGACCACTTTGTCTTTCTTGCGAATTAACAGCATGGAGACTTGGGCTGGCAACGCGGTCGGCGCAGTTACAGCCACCAATGGCGGCACAACATACGCAAAGATTACGGCTGGTAACGGCATCACGCAGATGTCTTTGTACACCGTTCCTGCTGGCTATACCTTCTATCAAACCTACTACCAAGCGGACACAAATACATCCGTCACGAGCGGCGCTTATGTCAAGTTGCGTACATACCAAGTTCACCGAGAAAGAACTAGCGATGTAATAACGGCTGAATTGCAAACCGCTTTTGTGCAACAACTGGCGATCCCGCTTCAATTCCCTGTGGCTTACCCAGAGAAGCACGACATTCAATGGCAAATGCTTGGCGCTGGTGGCGCTGGTGCAGTTGCAAACATTTATGTTGGCGGTGTTTTAATTAAAAACCCCGACTGATCATGCCTAGCAAATCTAAAGCCCAACACAATCTGATGGAGGCGGTGGCGCACAGTCCCGCCTTCGCCAAGAAGGTCGGCATCCCATCTAGTGTGGGAAAAGATTTTGCTGCGGCTGACAAGGGCAAAAAATTTAAGGCTGGAGGTCTGTATGCAAACATTCATGCAAAGCGTGAGCGAATCGCTGAAGGCTCTGGCGAGAAAATGCGCTCTGTTGGTGAACAGGGTGCGCCCACAGCCAAAGCCTTCAGAGAGTCAGCCAAGACCGCCAAAATGAAGGAAGGCGGGGTCTCTCTGGCTGTCGGACGTGGAGAAAAATTGTCCGTAGAGCGAGGTGCTGGGCTTACGGCAAAAGGCAGGGAGAAGTACAATCGAGAGACCGGTAGTCACCTGAAGGCTCCGCAGCCGCAGGGTGGTAGCCGAAAGGATTCGTTCTGCGCTCGGATGTCGGGTGTGGTTGAGCATTCAAAAGGTGATGCACCGAGGGCAAAGGCTTCGCTGAAGCGTTGGAAATGTCCCGGCTGGTAAAGGATAGGTATGGCTTACTCAGGAACCGTCGGAACCACCGTTATCAACGTCCAGACGCTGATAGACCATGGTGCGCGGCGTTGCGGTAAGTTAGCCGAGGAACTGACCTCCGAGCAATTGCTATCAGCGCGTCAGTCGCTGTTTTTCCTGCTCTCGCACCTAGCAAACATCGGCATCAACTACTGGGCGATCAACAAAAAAGTCTTTGGTCTGAATGCCAATCAGTACATCTATTCGATGCCTTTGGGCACGATTGATGTCCTGAACGTGCTGTACCGCACGATGAACCGCCCGACTGGCGGATACACGTCTTCTGCCGGTGGTACGGTGGGTAATGCATTCGACAACAACGTCGATACCTACTGCCAGCAAGGCAGCGCGAACGGCAACATCTCGATCACCTACGGAACCGGAAACCCCATCTACGCTGGGTCGATTGGCTTTTTGCCGTACATCGCAAACAATGGCTCGGCTACATGGTCGATCGCGCTCGAGTATTCGGTGGACGGCACGACATGGCTGATGCTCGATGATCTGGGCACGATTGCTGTGTCCGACAACGTCTGGGTGTGGACGGACATTGACCCGGGGCAGAGCGTTGGCTACTACCGCATCCGCGCCTACAACAGCACGACGTTGTCGCTGCGTGAATTCTATGTGGGCAACAACAGCACCGAGATTCAGATGTCGCGCCTGAACCGCGACGACTACACGAATTTGCCGAACAAAAATTTCACGGCAAACCAGCCGTTCCAGTTCTGGTTTGACCGCACTATCCCGCAGCCGACGGTGTACCTGTGGCCTACCCCCAGCGATCCGTTCATCCAGATGACCGTCTGGTATCAACGCCAGATCATGGACGTGGGCGCTCTGACCGACGAACTCGAAGTCCCGCAGCGGTGGTATGAGGCTGTGGTCTTCATGCTGGCTCACCGGATGAGCCTCGAGTTGCCGCAGGTTGCCATGGATCGGATCGGGTATCTCGAGAAGATGGCTGACCGCTACTACTCCGAAGCCGAGACCGAAGAGCGCGACAAGTCGCCGATCTACTTCGCGCCAAACATTTCGGTGTACACCCGCTGATGCCGATCTTCCTCGACACTCGCGGGCTGACGTCAATTGCCATCGGCGTATGCGACCGGTGCAAGATGAAACGCGCCTTCGTGACGCTTGGGCCAGACCCCAACTTCCCCGGTCTACGGGTATGCGAAGAGGGTTGCCGGGATCAGTTCGACCCGTACCGCCTGCCTGCCCGCAAAACCGAACGCATCAACCTTCGATTCGCCCGCCCGGACGTCAGTGTCTCGACGTTCCCCGACGCTATTGTCACGGGCGGATATAGCCAGTGGGCGCTGTCGCCCGAGCAAAACACACAGACGCCATCGAACAACGGCAACTTGGATACCTTGAGTCCCTCGCCGCCTTCGACGAACGATCAACCTCCCCCGGCATAAGACATGGCAAATATACAGATCACTCAACTGCCAACCGCTGGTGCTATTACGGGCACTGAAGCGGTTCCTATCGTCCAAAATGGGGTGACGGTTCAGACTACTACGGGGGCTATTTCTGCCTCCCCGAGCCAGACTTACACCTATCTGACGGTATCTCAGACTTCGCAATTGCCGAACAGTCGCTACATCGGCGCATCCAATGGGTTGACCACCACCGATGGCGGAGCGCAGGGGCTGTTCAATATAACGACCACAGGCGCTTTGTCGGCTCTGGTGTCGTCAGGTACAGGGATACAGGTCAAAACGTCGTCTACAGCCATTTCCGCCCGTTCTGTGGCGGTTTCTACGGCGGGTCTGTCCATCACCAACGGCGACGGGGTATCTGGCAATCCAACGCTGGCGCTGACTGGCGCTCCGTTGAACCTTGCGAACCTCAGTTCCAACGGTTTGCTGACGATTACGACCGCTGGCGGCGTCGGCGCAACTTCGATTGTGGGGACAGCCAGCCAGATCGCGGTCACTTTTGGCGATGCGGTAGGTGGAAGCCCAACAATCGCAATTGCGTCCAATCCGACCCTCCCGGGCACGGCTGGAACGCTTTTGCCGTCCGGCACAACGGCAGAACGATCAGGCTCCCCGACCAACGGAACCCTGCGCTACAACACTGACATCGCCCTGCTTGAGGCGTACCTGAACGGCGCGTGGACGTCTCTGGCGTCCGGCTCGGGTGTTACCTCGATTGCGACCGGCACGGGGCTTACGGGCGGGCCAATCACCTCCACGGGCACGATTTCGATCGACAGCACCGGCGTGACGGCTGGTTCCTACACCGCCGCAAACATCACGGTGAACGCGCAGGGGCAGATTACCAGCGCCAGCAGCAACAGTTCTCTGGTGACGTCGTTCAGCGCCGGAACCACAGGGTTTACCCCGAGCAGCGCGACCACCGGCGCAGTGACGCTGGCGGGCGTGCTCAATGTTGCAAACGGCGGAACGGGTGCAGCAACGCTGACCGGCTACGTTTACGGCAACGGCACGGGCGCGATGACCGCTGCCACGACCATCCCGAACGCTGGTCTGACCAACAGTTCGCTGACCATCGGCACGACGGCTATTTCCCTCGGCTCGAGCAGCCTGACGCTGGGTGGATTGACCTCGGTAGCGGTTACGCAAGACCCCGTATCTGCCTTGCAATTGGCAACCAAGCAGTATGTTGACACTCAGGCATCAACTGGCTTGTCGTATCACCAGCCGGTGCAGGCGGCTACCACCGGAACCCTTGCATCAATCACCGGTGGCACGGTCACCTACAACAACGGCACGGCTGGAGTTGGCGCAACGCTCACGCTGTCTGTTGCTTTGACGGTATTGGACGGATACACGCTGCTCAATACCAACCGCATCTTGGTCAAGGATCAAGCCGATCAGACGCAAAACGGCGTCTACACATGGGCAACTGGCGGCACAGTTTTAACTCGCGCAACTGACGCTGACACTTACGGTTCTGGTGTGAACCAACTTAGCGTCAACGACTACTTTTTCACTCAAAATGGTACGGTAAACAAGGGCGTTTCATACGTTTTAAGTTCCCCCACAGGAACCATTACGTTTGGCACATCCAACATTGTATTTTCTGAATTCAGCACCTCGCAGGTGTACACCGGCACTGCGCCGATCAACATCTCCGGCACGGTCATCTCGCTGAATACGGTTCCGGTGGCTTCAGGCGGCACGAACCTCACGTCGTATGCCGCTGGAGACTTGCTGTACGCCTCTGGCACGACCACGCTTGCCAAACTGACGATTGGCGCAACCAACTATGTGCTGACCTCGAGCGGCACAGTGCCGCAGTACGTCGCGCAGTCAACTCTGTCGGTTGGGTCTGCAACGTCGGCAACGAACGCCACGAACACGGCAATCACTGCTGATTCGACCAACGCGACCAATTATTTGACCTTTGTAAGTGCGACTACCGGCAACTTGGGGCAGTTGGTAAACTCATCAATAACTTGTAATCCTTCGACTGGCGTGATTACTGGCGGGATTTCTGGAGGTACTTTCTAATGTCTGCAACCAATTACACACCAATTTCGCTGTACTACAGCACGACGGCTGCTGCGGTTCCAGTAAACACGAACCTTGTGAATGGTGAGTTGGCGATCAACATCACCGACGGCAAACTGTTCTACAAGGACAATACCGGCACGGTGCAGACGCTTGCGACCAAGGCTTCGGTCACGAATGTGTCCTCGATTACCTTTGGATCGACTGGTCTGACGCCCGCTACTGCAACCACAGGAGCAGTAACGGTTGCTGGTACGTTGGTGGCTGGTAACGGCGGCACGGGACAATCGACCTACACGACCGGCGACTTGTTGTACGCCAGTGGCTCTGCGACCTTGAGCAAGTTGGGTATTGGCACGACAAACTATGTGTTGACCGCAGGAGCATCTGCGCCACAGTATGTCGCGCAATCAACCCTATCTGTCGGCTCGGCTACGACTGCAACGAACTTGGCTGGTGGTATTGCTTCACAGATTCCGTATCAAACTGGCGCGGGTGCAACGTCGTTTATTGCGAACGGAACGGCTGGTCAAGTATTGACAAGCAATGGAACATCCGTGCCTTCGTGGCAAACATCAACCGGCATTTCAACTGGCAAGAGCATTGCTATGGCTCTTATCTTCGGTTTCTAGGGAGTAAAAAATGGCAAACCCAAATATCGTAAACGTCACAAGTATCTATGGGAACACTGCCTATTGTGTCCCTAGCGGAACCTCTGCGACGACCTCATGGACGTACAACGGCACGACCACGCTGACTGGCTTGACGCCAGCCTCTGGCACGGTCAACAAGATCGACAACATCGTGGTGGCTAACACCACGGCGTCGGCGGTCAATGCAACTGTGGCTGTTGGCAACAACGCGACCTTCGGTAGCGCGACTGTGACGACCTATCCGGCGTACCAGATCAGCGTTCCGGCGAACTCATCGTTGATCGTGACCGACAAGACGACTTCGTTCTACATCACTGAGAACCAGTCTGTTGCTGTCACCTCGGCTACTGGAAGTGCTCTGACGTTCATCGCGTCGTTTGAAGCGATCACCTCCTAATCTGGAGTAGTAATGGCTATTCACGGCTATCCCGGCGGTGTAGTAAGCGCCACTGCGCCCACTGCCACGCAGGCGTTTGCGTCAGGCGTTTGGACGCTTGCCAAGCAACTGTATTACAACGCGCAAGGCACTTGGCCTCCGCCGGTAATTGATTTTCTTGTTATCGCCGGTGGCGGCGGAGCCTCTCAAGACCACGGTGGTGGTGGTGGAGCGGGTGGCTACAGAACATCTGTCGGAACCAGTGGCGGTGGCGCATCGGCGGAATCGCCGATAACTGTTACCCCGGGGACTTCGTACACAATCATTGTCGGCGCTGGTGGCGCGGGCGGCTCAAGTGGCAGCGGAAGCAACG